TTAGACGTATCATAATTATTATAATCTATTTTTTCATCATTGTAAAATACTTTTTTGAATAATGTGTTTGGATTTCTTACTGGAGTAAGCTCTCTAGTTTCAGTATCAAGAATATGGAAATATTTTGGATCATTACAATCCGACCAAGTAAACTCCATTTGATTACCAAGATAATGAATATTTCCTTGATTAGATTTTGTATGGAAATGACCAGACATTACTAATTCAAAACGTTCAAAGATTTCAGAGCTCATGCCGTGAGTGTTTGGCATTCCTGGCATTAGATCAAAACCGATTAGTTCTAAATGTGCTCCTAAAATAGATGCAGGACACCTTTTAATAAAATCAATAGATTCAGTATAATTTTCAGAATTGATCCAAGGAACAACACCAATTTTAAGTCCATCATAATCAAGAACTTTAGGCTTCATGACAATATTTACGTTAGACGTATAATAACCTAAAAGCTCTTTTAGCGAGCACAAATCATTTGTGTTCTTGTAAAACACGTCGTGGTTTCCTGGAATAATATCCATATGGATACCTTCACTTTTAAGAGTATCCAAAAACACTTTACGGTTTGAATTAAGTGCTTTGAAGTTTACAAACTTACGATGATCGTAATAGTCTCCAAGGTGAAGAATTTGCTTAATGTTATTTTCTTTTAGATATGGAAAAAAGACCTCAGAATAAAATCGTTCTTGGTCTTTAATAAAAATTTCAGATGAATTTCTAATTCCACAATGAGTATCGTTAATAATTGCGAGCTTCATCAATAGCCTCAAGTTTATCCATGATGGATTTTTTCATAGTATTGGCTTTTTCAAAAGCCTGAATTACAGAATTAGAACTAGATGGTTGAGATCTTAATAATTCATCTGCTGTTCTTTGCCATTCACAATAAGAAATAAATTCTTCTTTTAGTCCCATATTATTCTCCCATAAACAATTCGATACCTTTAGCTTTCTTTTCCTTTGCTTTTTCTTCTTTAGCAAATTCTTTTAATTGGCTATCAGTATCTTTCACTTTATCAATACGTGCACGAAGCTGATCGACAAAATAACGACCATTGTCATCACCTTCATATCCAGCTTCAAGAAATTCTTCTACAGAAGCTTTTTCAATCCACTTGAATTTAATGTCTTGTTGTTTTTTCTCTTTTGCAATTCTACGTAAAAATGCATAATAGCAAATTTGAGTAAAGTATGCAAATGCATTTGGATTACCGGTGCGAGTAGCAGCTTCAATATTATAATTTGTAATTGCTTTTAGACAGTTTTCAACTGCGTCCATTACCATTTCTTCACGGTAAGTATACCGAATAAAGTTGCTTTTATGAGACAAGCCTTCGGCAATCTTGAGAAAACAAGTTGCGATATAATCTGTTACAATTGGAAGTGGTTGATCTTCGGCTTGAGCTTTATTGACTGATTCAACATACTCAACTACCTTTTGAGAGAATTCTCTGTTGTTTACGTAATGTGGTTTTTCTTTTGCTTTCATGATATACTCCTAGCGTATATTATTAGTTACTATTATAAACTAATTCTTAGGATATGTACAACACTTTTTTACAGTTATTTTTTAAAAATATTGCACTTTTATGCATTTTAGGGGTTTACAGATTTGCAAACCTATGGTATAATTAATAGAGTCCGGTGAGAGAGGGGGATATACTATCTTTAGTGAAAAACTTTAGAAGGTGATTCCATATCAACAAAATCATCGTCGACGGGTTCTTCTTCATGATAGTTATCTGGTCTTAATGCTGACAAAATATATCTTTCCTTTATATCAGGTCTTATTTGACAAGTGGAAATAATATTCCGCGAATTAATTTTTATAATGTTTCCTTCTGAGAATGGCATATACCTTGTAAAGAAAAAAGTATCAAATTCGCCATTTTTTACTTTTCCCAATAACATAGGTCTTTCAACAAGAACCATTGCACCTTCCATAGAATTTATATATCCTATTACTTCAGCACCATCACTTAAGATAAAGTGCTGAATATCCATATTTGCCAATGAGTCTTGCTCTTCTATCATAGGTTTATCTCATATATCCTATATTTAAATTTCTCTTTAGTATATATCTTAATACGTTCTGCCGCGTGGTTAAGAGTATAGTTTTTATTACTTTTCCAATGGAGATCATCAGCTAAATCATATAGCTTTGTTTCTCTACCATCATCGCTCTTTCTCAATCCTCGTCCAATCGATTGTAAAACTTTGATTTGAGATTTACTCGGGCTAGCGAATATGATATTGTGCAAATTCCGAATATTAACACCAGTACTAAAGGTACCAAGACTTGCAACAATAACGGCATTTTTCTCTCTTTCTACGATTTCTCTAATCTTTTCACGAATATCAGTATCCACAGAACCAGAAACATAAAATATTTTTCTGCGGTGGTGAGCTTTTGATTTAATTAAATCGTACAAAGGCTTACCATGTTTCTCTACTAATTGAAATAAAACTAAAGTATTGCCATCTTGATCTAAAGATAAGTTAGCAATAAAGTTATTTCTTTTAGAATGCTTAATTATAAAGTCTACTTCTTCTTGGTACTTTACTTTATTTATTAATCTACATTCTTCATCAGAATATTTAAGTAATAATACATTAATATCTAGCTCAGATAATGCTCCTTGATCCATAAGACTTTTCGTCGTTGTAACATAATGCGCAGGTCCAAAATATCCTTCAAGAACAAGTTTATGCGTATTAGTACCATCAAGTGTACCAGTAGTACCAAATCTAAATTCAGCCTCACGACATTTCGTAAGAATTGAAGTAAGACTCTTGGCTTTAAAATTATGTGCTTCATCCCCGACAACCATACCATATGGCTCAAACCAATGTCCGGGCATTTTGTAAATCGACTGCCAAGTAGTAATAACCACTTTTTGGTCAAATGTTTTTTCCTTTCCTGAATAAATCTTATGGCATAGTTTTTCTACATCAAAAGTATTATCATATTCAGAATAATCTCCAAAGTCTTTATACATTTGTTCAACTAATGATGTTGTTGGTACAATAATAATCACCTTTTTATCATGATTTTTTAAGTACCACCTTAACATGGAATAAATGATTAAAGATTTGCCTGAGGCAGTAGGAGAAATAAGCAAAGCTCTTTTATTTTTTAATCCATGCTCAATAGCTGAAAGCTGATAATTTCTTGGTTGAATCTCCTTACCTTTTGATGTGATAGTCATTTCTTTCATAAAAGACATATCTACATCTGTTTCTGCATTAGGTAATCCATAATAATTATCATGGAGTAATTCAATTTGATAGTCTCTACCAGGAGTTGCAGCAAACTCTTCTACATAGCGATATAAACCAGCCGGTAGTTCTTTTTTTCTTATATCGTATAAACGAATTTTTCCATCCCACATTTTGTTCTTATATGCTGGCATAAACTTATAACCAGGAACATAAAACGTGAAAAAGTCTGAAAGCTCATTTGCTACAGATGGTTCACAATCAACATGTAAGAAGGAATGATTCTTATTTTGAATCTTTATTATATACATCAACCACCACTTTCAAATCGTCTCCAATCAATCATATTTTTAATTGTGGAATGTCTCCATCTAATATTGTTAATAATCTCTTCTAATGTTTCTATAAGTGTTTTAAGATAATCTATTTTAGCTTGAGATTCTTGAATGTGTGGATCAGCATCGTAGTAATAATCCATTTCCCCTTTTAGTATCTTTAATCCATTTAAAGCATCGTATTCCCAGCCTAATTGATCCATTTCATCTTTAGACATTTTTCCATTATACCAAAGCCACTTTTTCTTTAAAAGAACTTTAAATTCCATATCTTTTCTTTTTAACTGCAGTTTTGTAACAGATAACATTTCAAGATATTTTGCATGGAGTGAAGCAGTTTTCTTTGAAGCTTCGTCAAGTCTAAGATCGTCAATCTCTGAATCGTTAGCCCACATTTTCAAAATTTCTTCAAGATTTAACATAATATAAAATCACCTTTATAAAAATTTATAATAACTATAACTAAATTCTACCACCGCGGTTAAGTAATTGACAGTCTCATTTGTTACTTCAAATGGAAGGGAAGATAAACTAGTAGGATGTGCATCAACAAATTGGATTTCTTTTACTACGTTATTACTAGAATTATATATTATCAAAGTAAGATCACGAGTTTTCCTATCACCAAAATCGGCTTGGCCAACCATACCAAACATCCAATCGTGAATTTCTTGATAATTCGTAAAATTTTCGTCTACTAAAAAAGTAAGAGTCAAAGGGGCATATTCAACTTTATCAGCAGCAATTAAAACATTACGCTTAGGAGTATTCATAGCTGCACCAGGAACACTTAAATCAGGAATTGCTGCAGCTTGTACATTATACTGCGCGTTTGGATATTTCAAATTATCGATAACTAACCTAAATCCAGCCGGATTAGCAAAACTTTGATTTTCAGCTAATACTGATGTAGGTTCTACCTTATAATTGATTTCGTTTTCATATGCCATAACATTTCTCTTTATTGACTATAATACTATTTATATGTAAAGAAATTATGTTCTTCGAAATAAATCAGCGGGGTTACATTGTGGCTGACTTCTGCAATCTCTAACATTGCGCTCCCATGCTAGATCTGAAGGCATCCAATCAAACTGTGGTGCACCATAATCAAATGGAATATTACTTTTACAACCTACTAAAAACAAACTAATTACAAATATTTTTTTCATTATGTTCTCCAATAAAAAAGAGGGAGCCGAAGCTCCCTCTTCAAAGGTAAGTTAAAACCTACTTCTTATTATGCTAGGATGTTAGTCACAGCAAAGATACGATAGTACTGGTTAGCACGATCTGTACCTGTTTCGCTTGAAGCCGCGCCACCCGCAAATGGGTTAGCAACCATGCCGTAGCGAGTTTTGAAGCCAATACGTGGCTGGAAGTCAGACTCACCAACTGCACGAACCATTGTTAATGGAACGTATGGTGCGTAGAATAGACCAGCATCGTATGGGTTAGAACCACGGTAACCAACGTTTACATAGTCGTTAGTTGCATATGGGTCGATGTACACTTTTGTACGACCGTTAAGCACACCCGCAAATGTGTTGCCTGTGTCGTCAACGTTTAGGTTAGCTGATAGAGCTGGAGTATAGTCCAACATGCCAGCTGCTGCAAGAGCAGAAGCAACGTCTGAAGAACAGATGATGAAGTTACCTTTACC